CTTCCCTCTCTTCCACCGTTACCGCGTAGCGCCCCGCCAGATCGGCGGCGGCCAGGGCCTCGCCCATGATAGTGGCCAGGTCGTCCCCCGGTAGTTCAGGGTAGAGGGTCAGCAGGTGGGCCGCGAAGTCCGCCGGGGTCCGTCCCGCGCTGATATAGCCGTCCAGATCGCGGCGCACCCGCGCCAGCCAGTCATCCAGGACCGGCGCCGCCGCCCGCCCCAGCGCCGCGACCTGGCTCTCCGCCCAGTCCGGCCCGGCGTCGATCATTGCCGTGGGGTCACGCCATTGATCGGCGGCCAGCGCCGGGGGCTCCTCCGCCTCCTCCTCCGCCTCATCGGCCCTCCCCCCGCGCGGGGGGGGGGTTGGGGAGAGGGGGTCAAGCGCCGCGGGATCCAGGTCCGGCGCCAGATCATCCTCCTCCAAATCATAAGTACGCAGCCAATAGGCCCGCGTCAGCCGCGCCCCGGCATCCACCAGGATCTTATCCCGCGTCGGCCGTTCGGTATCGATCTCCTCCTGTTCGCGCAGTTGCCAGACCGGGGCATCCGCCCCCGGCCAGTTCAAGGCGCAGGTCCAGCGGATGAGCTGGTTGACGACGGCCTCGATCATGCGGGCATCGCCGTCGCGGATATCCTGGGCCACCTCCAGACTGGCGGTGGCGCTGGCATTGGTGGAATTGGTCTCCATGCCCTGATTGGAGCCCAGCAGGGCGATGGTGATCTCGCCGCGCCAGTAGGTCAGAAAGCGCTCGTGGGCATCGCTGCTGCCGGCCTTACTGGCGCTGGCCAGCACTTCCACACTGCCATCGTCGGGGATGGCGGCGACGCTGTCCTGGATCATGGCCTCCAGGCTGGCGGTGAGGTCCGCGTATTCGGTGACACTGGCACTGCGCGGCAGCTTGCCGATGAGGAAGTCGCCGCCGTAGCGCTCCAGCCAGGCCACCCAGAAGCGGGCGGCCTTGCGGAAGGTCCAGGGCCAATAGCACATGGCCAGGTCGGCGACGCCGTAGGGATTGTCATAGGTGGCGCCCTGGCGGGCGAGCAGGAACTTGCGCGATGGCAGCAGCTCCCCCGCCGCCCCGCCGTCGCGGGCCTTGAAGCGCAACTGGTTAGCGGCGTCGAAACAGAACCACTCCGGCGGCTTGCCCTGCACCACCTGGGGCACGATCAGGCTCCCCACCCGGCCCCAGGTGATTTCCAGCGGCTGATAGCCGTAGAGGGCGCCGTCCAGGGCCTCGCCGATCAGGGCCGGCAGGCCGGGGCTGGCGCCGGGCTCGTCCGCGTCCGGGGTCGCGGCCAGGTCCGCCAGGATATCGGCGATGGCGCGCTCCACTCGCGCCGGGGCGCCCTCGCGCTCCAGGACGAACTCCAGGCCGGTCACGGCGGCCTTGCGCCGGCGGATGCAGCCGCCGACATGGGCATCGGCGCGCAGCTGGCGATAGGTGCTGATGTCCTGGCCCGTCGCCTTGAGGATGGGGTCCGGGTTGGGCAGCCAGTCGGCCATGCCGCCGCCGTCCCAGGAACGGCCGCGGGTGGCGATCTGGCGGGCCAGCAGCGGGGGCGTGGGCGTGGCCAGGGCCGGGGGCGGGGCCAGGCCCAGCCAGGCGCGGGCACGGTGGGCCAGGTGACGGGCGAGGGCCGGGGGGCGGGTCATGCGGCATAGCCTCTGAGGAGGTCGCGGGCGCCACGGGCACCCGCGGTGACGATGGTGAGCGGGCCGGTGTCGGCGTCGGCGGCCATGTTGGCCAGCAGGCCGGCGATGGCGGAGTCGCCGTGGCGCTGGCCGCGGGCGTCGGTCTTGCCTTCCGGCACCTTGGGGATGCCGCGCACCAGTTGCACCGCGCGATGGTCCTCCATGACGTCGTCGTGGCGGACCAGGGTGGTGGTGCGGTCTTCCAGGCCGGCCTTGTAGCGCGGGAAGGCGTCGCGGTAGATGGCCTCGGTAAACTTGACCTCCTGGATGCGCAGCTTGCCGAAGCGCTCGGCGGTCTCCTCCGCCAGTTGGGCGCCGTTGCCGCCGGCATCGAGGGCGGCGGCGGTGAAGTGCGGCAGGGCGGCCAGCAGGTGGTGCAGGACCTGGCGCTGTTGGCTGAAGGGCACGTTATGCAGCTCCACCAGGGCGCGCCAGGTGCGGTGCAGGGTGGCGCCGATCTCCAGTATGCAGATGGCGGTCATGTCGCCGGAGCGGGCGAAGTCCATGCCGGCGACGTGGCGGCGGGCCGGGTCGAGGCCGGCCAATACCGGGTCGATGGTGTCACGCAGCCAGTCGGCGATCTCGCGGGCGCGGGCGGGCTCGGCGCGGTCGTTGAAGGCGGCGGTGCCGGCATAGCGCACCAGCGGACCGGAGCGGTCGGCGGGGGGCATGCAGCTCTCAATGAGGGTGCGCGGCAGGTAGGCGCCGCCGCCCATGGCCGGGATGCAGAACAGCTCCTCGTCCTCGTTGGGGCGATAGCGGCGGATGAGGTCGGCGCGCCACTGCGCCTCCGCCGCGGCGCTCCACAGCTGGCCGGTGACCTGGCAGATGCGCTGATAGAGGCCCTCGGCCAGGGCCTGGTCGAGGTCGGTGCGGTGCAGGCTGTAGGGATAGCGCCCGGCGCGCACGTCTTGAATGAGGTTGTTAAAGGGGCTGTCGTCGCCGTTGTGGGTGCTCATGATGTGGACGTGGCCGCCCCACATGGTCACCGCCATGGCGGCCTTGAGCATGCCCTCGAGGTCATCGACAAAGGCCGCCTCGTCCACCACCACCCAATCACCGGGCCGGCCCTTGGAGCGCAGGTTGCGCGGGTTGTTGGAGAAGGCCTGAATATGGTGGCCGGAGGCGAAGGGCACGTCGAAGACGTGAATATCGCGGCCGTCGTCGCGCGCCAGCAGTCGCTCGCCGGTGGCGCCGATGGCGGCCTGAAAGGCCCCGGCCCAGGCGCCGCAGTCGCGCACGAAACTGGCGGTCATGTCCTTGTTGTAGGAGATGTAGTACACATCCCCGCCCAGCTTGCCAGCGGCGGCGGCGTGCAGCACCGCCGACGCCGCCTCGCCGTAACTGGCGCCGATGCGCCGGCTTTTTTCCCACAGCTTGACCTGCGCGGTATCCGCCGCCCAGCGCTGTTGGTAGGTCAGGAAAAGGGCGTCGGTCATGGCGCGGCGGGGTCGACGCTGGCCGCCAACGCGCGCTCGATGCGGTCGCAGGCGGTGGCGTAGTGGGTAGGGTCTATCTCGATGCCGACGAAGCGGCGCCCGGTTTGCAGGCAGGCGACGCCGGTGGTGCCGGATCCCATAAAGGGATCGAGGATGGTCGCGCCGTTAGGTACCCATTGGCACAGCTCCGCCATCAGGGCCGAGGGCTTCCCCGCCATATGGAATTTATCGGACTGTTTGACCGTGTGGCGATAGACGCCGGGGTGGGGCCCGCCATGGGTGGCGATCCGGCACTCCCCCCGGGTTGCCCACACCACATATTCGGCCTGGTGGCGCGCGTAGCCCTTATGCGGGGCGCGGGAGCCCAGACCCTTGTCCCACGGGCAGACGCCGCGCCAGATCAGTCCCGCCCACTGGACCGCGTCAGTCAGGGCCGGCAGGTTTCGCCAGTCGATGAAGGACAGAAAGTAGCCACCATCTGGGATCGGTAGCCGACCAACCCATTCCGCACACCATGACGTGAAGGCCCGCTGATCCTTGGCGTCATGGCGGAACTCGTTGCGGCCGTTGACCTGGCCGTGCTGCTGGTATTTGGCCGCGCAGGACATTAGTCGGTCCCCGCGATAAGCCCCGCCGCTGCAATAGGGCGGGTCGGTCATGACCGCATCGACGGGGGCAATCGTCGGCATAATCGCCAAACAATCGCCCAAAAACAGGGTGCAAGGCCCGATCTCGCGGCGTTCGAGCCAGGGGGGTTGGGTCATCTTCCCTACTTCCTGTTTCCTATTTCCCATTTCCTGCCCCGCTCACAGCGCCCCCATGATGGCGGCGCGCAGGGCGGCGATGCCGTCGGCGCTGAGGCCCTGGCCGCGGGCGGTGCTGGCGGCGGCGTCGGAGGCGGCGGCGAGGGCGAGCTTAGCCTGCTCGGTGGCGTATTTGGTGTCGGCCAGGCCGAGGCGGCCGAGGTCGGCGAGGGAGCGGGTGACCAGGCTCAGGCTACGGGCGAGGGCGACGGGGTCGACCTCGCCGCCGTCGCGGGCGGCGGCGTCTTCGGCCTGGCGCAGGCCCATGAGGACGCGCAGCAGGGTCTCTTGCGCCAGGGCGGTGGTGGCGCGGCGCAGGCCGGTGCCGTCGTCGTCGCCGGCCAGGGCGCGGCCGAGTTCGGCGGCGCGGCGGGCGTCGGCCATGGCGCCGGCGAACTCCTGTTCCAGCTTGTCGCCCCAGCGGTGCAGGGCGGACTTGCTGATCTCATAGCCGGCATCGGCCAGCCAGGCGCTGAGGGCGGCGTAGTCGCCGAAGCCGTTGGCGATGAGGCGGCTGTTGAGTTCGTCGCGCACCGCGGTGGGCAGTTGGGCGACGGCGGGACGGGGTGGCATGGCGTCGTCCGTCAGGCGCCGCCGCCGGGGCGCTTGCGCGCCACGCCGGGGACGCGGGTGAGGCCCCGCGCGCAGTCTTCGCCGCGCAGGGTGAGGGTGGCGACGGGCACCTCGCCGTCGGCCAGGACGATGAGGCCCTGTTCGTCCAGCCAGGCCAGGTCGGCGCGCAGGGCGTCGAAGCTGACCGGCTGGCCCAGGGCGGTCAGGCCCTGGCGCAACAGGTGGGCGTGGGCGGTGTAGTCGGCGGCGCCGGCCAGGTGCTGCAGGAGGCACAGGCGG